GTTCATCTGCTCGCTCAGAAGTTCATTATGATGTTTCAAGAAAAGATCTAATTCCAAATCCAAAAACTTTTTGGATTTAAGAAATTTTCTTTTATCTTGTTCAAATTCTGATAAGTATATTAAACTATACTTACTAGATCATAATCTCCTATGAGTATCATACGTATCGTCGATATCCAGTCCTAATCTTAATAAATTAAGATCAGGATAAGTACCATTCCTATTGTTAAAGAATATATTACTAAAGGTTTGCATGACTATAAACTGATCTTTAAATTTCTTAAAGTCAGAATCTAATCAATACGAACGCTCTGTGATATCCTTCTCTAACTCTAAAGAAAGGCCCTTATCGGTTCTGGATTTATAAAAAGATTCCAGGTCATCTGATGTTATAATTTTATCTAGAATAGAAATTCGATTAGCTAATTGACTAAGTTTAAATACTCTTTTAATAGAATCTTGAATTCTATGAATAAGAATTAATTTAAAAGTTAGAATATTAGTAGATGCGAAAAATCTATCTTTCTTAGGAATCGGAGTTAAATCCCATTTCTTAGAAAGTAGGTAATTTTTAACTACTTTAGAGATTAAACCTGGTTTCATTCAGTTGATATTTCGACCGAAGAAACTTAAAGGTTTATCCTTATCAGTAATGATCGACAATACATCTTCCATTTTGATAGTCCCGTTCTGAAATAGCTGAGTTGCAAAACCTACTAATGGATAGATCCGATCCACAGTTTTATCTGTCGATCGTCGACTACCAATTAGTAAAAGTTTCCACAAATCAGAACCTCATTGGTTATTAACTAAACGAGTTGTAACCGCTAATCGTCCAAAGAAGTTATCAGCTGATAACAATTCTTTAAATGATAAAGCAGAAACATCTAATCCATTTAAGGATGTACGTTTAGCAAATTCCAATACAGGTCGAGATTCAGATATTATTGATTTAGATAAATTGATCCCGACACCAATCTGTTCACAGAACGATTGATATCGAGAGGCAATATCCTTATCAAATAAAACAAGATCATCACCTAGAATGATGTATTGATCATATCAAATT